TCAACATAGTCGTGAATGGGCCGTGCGTTGTATGCACGAAGCCCAAATGCACGAACACAACAGCTTTATAACCTTAACAATAAATCCAGAGACATTAGAAGGGCGCCCTCGCCCTTGGTCTCTGGACATCACAGAGTTTCAAAAATTTATGAAACGGCTCCGCAAAAAAACAGGAAAAGATATTAGATTTTTCCACTGCGGAGAATACGGTGATGAAAACAAAAGACCGCATTATCATGCGATCATATTCGGGTATGACTTCCCAGATAAACAATTATGGGAAAAAAAATTAGGTAATAACTTATATATATCACCCGAATTAGAAGAACTGTGGCCCCACGGGTTCCACAGAATAGGCAGCTGCACCTATGAAAGTGCAGCATACGTAGCGCGCTACGTTATGAAAAAAGCGAAAGGGGAGGGGCCCCCTGAGCAATATATTAATCAAGAAACAGGTGAGATCGAATACGATCTCGACAATCAATACGCAACAATGTCCCGCCGTGCGGGAATTGGTGAAACATGGTATTGGAAATATGGATGGACCGATGCACATCGGCACGATTACATTGTGCATGACAATGTTAAAATGAAAGTACCAAGGTACTATGATAAACAATTAGAAAAATACGATCCTGATTACTATCAGGAATTAAAAAACAAGCGAAAAGCGGAGGCGCCGGAAGTAATAAACGAATACAACAAAGCAATGGATCAGCTATGGGTGTCAGAGGAAATAAAAATAAAAAAATTAGAAAGGCTGATCCGAAACCTGTAAAATGTCATGAAATGAATCATTTACAGGTCAACAAGAGTCAAAACAAATAGTTACATATGTTATTGACTCGTAATGTATATTATGCGTAAAATCTCCTTGAACGTATATTTCAAGGGAGATGGAAATGACGAAAGTATATTACGCAGTATATGACAGAAAAGCAGAGATGTACTCAACACCTTTTCTAGAGATTAAAGATGGAACAGCTATCAGAGCTGTTCAAGATATAGTGATCAACAACAAGGATCACGCATTCGCAAAGCACCCTAGCGATTTTTCGCTTCATAAATTGGGTGAATTTGACGAATTAAGCGGTGTAATAACCGGAAAAACAAAACCCGAAAAAATTATAGAGATCGAAACACTAGGAGAGTAAAATGCTCGGTGGACCTATGGGCAGCTTGCCCACAACCCTATCACACGAATTTAGCCGCGTACCACAGGCAGAAATTCAACGTAGTACGTTTAACCGTGTACACGGTTTAAAAACAACATTCGATTCAGGGTATTTGGTCCCGATTTATGTAGACGAAGTTCTACCGGGCGACACGTTTCAATTAAACGCCACAGGATTCGGTCGTTTGGCGACACCATTATACCCACTAATGGACAACGCATACGTTGAAACATTCTTTTTCTTCGTTCCAAATAGATTGATTTGGGACAACTGGGAAAAGTTCAACGGCGCACAAGATAATCCGGGCGACACAACAGATTACTTAATACCACAAATACAGGGTGCAACAGTTGCAGGTAACGAGTTGTTCGATTACATGGGGCTGCCCACAGCAGTGGCAGGTATAGATTTTAATAACCTGCACGGTAGAGCATATAATTTGATCTGGAACGAATGGTTCAGAGATGAAAATTTACAAGATAGTATTGTAGTTGATAAGGGCGATGGCCCAGACACATTAACAGACTACACATTACAAAAGCGTGGCAAAGCCCACGATTACTTTACATCAGCGCTGCCGTGGCCCCAGAAAGGGGACGCAGTGTCATTGCCATTGGGTGGAAATGCACCAATTGGAACAGATGCAACGCATAATGTTAATGTAACAGTTAAAGCTCCAAATATAGGAACAGGGTTTGATGTAAGGCTTGTATCTTACGATCCAATTTCGAGTTATGTAAATCCAGATAACTTAAACCAAGCATCGGACGCAAACCAGCTGTATGCAGATTTGGCGGAAGCCACAGCATCAACAATTAACGAATTACGCGAAGCGTTTCAAATTCAAAGATTGTACGAACGTGACGCAAGAGGCGGCACAAGATATACCGAAATATTACAGTCACATTTCGGAGTAACATCACCAGACGCGCGGCTGCAGCGTCCAGAATACCTTGGTGGACAAAAAACGGAATTGCAAATGCAGCCAATTCCACAAACAAGTTCAACAGATTCTACAAGTCCACAAGGTAACCTATCAGCCATCGGTACACTTCAAAGCCGTGGCGGGTTTAGCAAATCATTTGTAGAGCATGGCGTATTAATCGGCATGGCATGTGTATTTGCAGATTTAACATATCAACAAGGTATGAACAGAATGTGGTCACGCCGTGATCGCTGGGACTTTTATTGGCCAGCCCTCGCCCATTTAGGCGAACAGGCAATTCTGAACCAAGAAATATATACACAAGGTACATCAGCTGACACAGCAACGTTTGGATATCAAGAACGTTATGCGGAATATAGATACAAGCCTAGTCAGCTAACAGGCAAAATGCGGTCAAACGCAACAGGCACATTAGACGTTTGGCATCTAGCGCAGGACTTTACGTCCCTGCCCGCATTAAATGCATCATTCATCGAAGAAAACCCACCAATCGATCGGGTAATAGCAGTTACAGACGAGCCGCAGATGATTTGGGATTGGTACTTCGATCTAAAAACAACACGGCCAATGCCGACATACAGCGTGCCGGGTCTAATCGATCACTTTTAGGTGAAACATGAATGGATATAAATGGACCATTATTATTAACATGGCTAGGAAGTTTGCTCTTCCTGCCCTTTTTGGTGCGCTTGTCGTTTGGCTTATTCATCACAACCTTCAGCCTTGGGCTGATGTCGTTTGTAGTATTAGCGATGCACTTCTTATCGAAGTAAAGGAATGTAAATAATGGTTTGGCAATTAGCAGCTGCGGCAGTAGCAGGTTATGGTCAATATAGAGCCAACAAAGAAACAAAGGCAAGTACAGCACGCCAGATGGCCTTTCAAGAGCGTATGAGCAATACTGCACATCAAAGGCAAGTTAAAGACCTTCGGGCAGCAGGCATAAACCCCATATTATCAGCAAAACTAGGTGGAGCTTCGACCCCGCAAGGCGGGAGCTACACCGCTGGCAATGTCGGAAGCGCGGCGGTGCAAGGTTATGGAACTATGGCGTCAGCACGTCAAGCAATGATGAACACCAAAATAAGGGAACGCGATTTAAATTATCTAGAGCGTTCTGGTGCGTCTGAAATCGAAATGAAATATAGACCGACTAATTTATTAGGAAGCAAAACATTAACAGCGTTCGAGACAGCGTTCGAGGGCGATATAAGCAAATTAAAAGGACCTTACAGGGTATTTGCGAACTCGGTTCGCAGGTTACTGGAAGAGTCAGGTGTTAAAAAAGGCGATGTCCTATCGATGGATTCACAAAAAGCAGTGCAGTTTATGAAGGAAGTTCTCGACATCGCAAAGAGTTTGGGACTCGAGTTAAAAGATCAAATGAAATCAATGTTAGGATTCTAAAATGACTAAAGTAGTAAAATTTAAAACAGCCTACGGCGATCGTAAACGCGAAGGGTTTGAAACAAAAGGCGAAAGCCTTACACAACAATCGCACGCGCAAGCAGCAGACGTGCGAAATATCATAAAGCAATATGACCGGACAGGTCTCATTGCCAATGTAAATAAAGGAATAGCGCAATATGGCGATTATTCAGAAATTAATGAATATGCGGAAAGTCTTAACATGGTTCGCCAGGCGAACGAATCCTTTGCGCAACTACCGAGTCAAATTAGGGATCAATTCAACAATAATCCTGGATTATTTTTTGAATTTGCAACCAATCCGAAGAACTCGGAAGAAATGATTAAAATGGGGCTTAAAAATGCCCCCAAAGACGTCGAGGAGGCGACGGCTAAAAGCGAATCCGCACCTCCCGCTCCTCAGGAAGCTGGGGAGTAAGGATTCGCGGGCACAGTTAACCGCTTGATGTTAACTGTGCCCACTGACACCAAAGGAGGTTAAGGTGCAACAGATAGATTATAATTTAGTCCAAGGTAAAAATGCTGGCGAAAAAAGTAGGTGGCATAAAATAGGCGAAGCAAGAAAACACGACACAGGTTTTTGGGTCCGTATGGACGTAATGCCAATACCAAACGAAGAAGGCCAGATTTGGCTACAATTATACGAAAGGAAAGACGATGAAATATCGGAAAAAAATGCCCAAGGGCAAAAGCAAGAGAATGTTTACAAAAACAGCCATGGCAGTAAAGCCAATTAACTTTGCAAAACCAATGCGGGGTGGAATAAGGCTATAATATGGCATGCTACCAC